TACAGAGTCGGGTTTTAAATTTGAAGTACTCGCAGAATTCGCCTCTGATGGGGAGGGTGTATTTCAGAATCCATTCATTGATGCTTCTATTACTAACTACCATATGAACGCACTGCGTAGAATTGAATGTAATATCTATAGCATGGGAGTTGATTGGAATTCTCCTAAAAACGGAACACAAATAAGGGTAGTTGAATACGACCCTATTAATTATAAATATAGATGTGTTGATACCGCATCAGTATCTGTTGATGGATGGACACAAACAATTGCTGTCGCTAAAATTAAAGAGATGAATCGCAAATGGAATTGTTCACACATATATGTAGATAATGGCTTTAATGGTATGCAGCTGGAAGCCATACATGAAATAGGACATAAAGCTCTTTATGGAACTCCAGACAAAAATCTTATAAATGCCAAAGCTATAGATTTTGGTTCGACAATAGAAACTAACGATATCTATACTCACAAGAAGATGAAGAAAGCAATGAAACCGTTTATCGTAAACAACGCGGTTCGTGTTTTTGAGTCTGGCTTTATAGAAATTTCTAAATTTGATGAAATACTAATCAACCAATTACGTGGCTATTATATAGATCGCATTACACCAAACGGAACAACAGTTTATGGTGCTGATTCAAAATTTGGCGACCACGCACTAGATGCCTTAATGCTTGCCTTACTTGTCTTTATTCTTGAATATTCTCACGTAGGTAAGAGAAGATCCATTAGCGCAATGGCTCACGTCAATCCTAATGTAGAAACACCTGTGGATTACAACGCTATTGTTTCGGCGGAAAAGGAACTTTACAGAAGAGTAGAAAACGATAAGATCTCAGAATACAATAAAGTGCTAAGCTCTGGCGGTAGTACAACTGGCGCAGTTCCTAAACCATTTATCAACACAAATTCAAGAAGTTCCTCGGTTACATTCGCTGGGAGTTCAAGAAATAATTCAAGAACTAGTTCTTTTTCAAGTAGCAGAACGAGAGGTTTTTAATGCTAATTTTCGGTTATACAAACGACTTCAATAACGCAATAATATATCAGACTGGGAAATTAATTCCAATCAGTAATTCGAAAGAAATTTACATTAAGAACGTATCTGATATGTACTGCTTATTGAACTGCACGAGTCCATCAATAACTAATGAAATAATTGCGCCGTATTGTTCAAAGAAAATTACATTAAGCAACACATGCGACGATTTATCACATAACATAATCGCGCATGATTTTACAGCAAAGTATTTTCCAGTTAATCCAGAAAATCTAATAACATTTATGGACTTCACGGAAGACCACGTTCTACCAAAAACAAAGAATCACGTAACAAATATAGACGTTGATTTACCTGAAGGATCTATGCGTGGTTTTGGATGTATGTTCCTTGAGAATGGAGCTGAATACGAAACTCAAGTTATAGGAACTCAAGTGGTTGACGACGATTACATATTAGATGTTGAACTTACTCTATTTTATACTGGAGCAAACACAATACTTATGGATCTCACTGGTGATAACTTCATTAATATACAAGACGGGACAATATATTTCTCTGGAACGCCATTATGCGAATTTAATAGCGACCTGCTCTTTCCTACTAGAATTACTGTTGCTGGAGGAAATATCTACATAAATGGAATCTTATATGTTCAAGCATTGTCTGGATTGAATAATTTTGATTTTATAAAAATTGGCGGATCTGGTTTTAATGGAATAGTTTCAAGAGTAATTGTTTATAACAATAGACATAACATAAACTTGTCAGACCTGCTAAGGAGATAACTTGAATACTAAAATTCCATCGTTCGCTAATTCAAACCCAATACAACAAGGTATGTGGGGATTAGGTCTTGGTGTTAAAAGTTTAGGTATAAACAAGAAACCTTCTGATGTAACAAAAGACGCTATATTACAATCGTATCTGTTAATATATCCCTACGTTCAAGATGATTTTATACACAAAACAGATTTCGCGAGTTTTATTTCAGCGTATACATCTGGAGTAGACAAAACAATAGATAACCTACAAACAAGAATAGATGAATTAATAGATATAGTTAACGAGCTTGCAAGCAACTACGGAACACATACTCATATAGCCACATCAATAGGCGCTCCTACAACTCCGTCAGTAACAGAGGCTTTACCTAAGGTCGTTAAATTGACAACAGATTTAATAAAAAGTAAGGTCTCAAATAAAACTAACACACTCCCTATGGTTGAGGTTGCAGCCAAATCCCCTAGTTATGTAACCGGTAGTAAAATGGTGACTCCAGCTGGAACACAATATATGCAGTCTTCTAGATTGCCAGTTCCAGTAATGCCCTCTCCTTCTAAATACTTGGCGGTAACTAGCGAATCCATGGTCTCAAAAGAAGTCCCTGCGCTATTAAAATCCACATCTCCTTTTGACAGTAACTTTAATAATGACAAGAATATTATAACTCAAGATGGCCAATTCTCTAACATAACACAAAATGCAGCGAGTTTAATTTAATGCAAAGCATATTCGATAGACCAACCTCTAAATGGACAGACCCAGAAATAGTATATCATCACTCATCCATAAACGAAGAGAATGCTGGCGATAGTAAAACTTTCGTAAGTAGCACTTTGGATGAACTACAATTGATGAAAGATATGGCATCGGGCATAAGCGAAGATTACGAGAAGATAATTCAAATATGCATAACTCGCGCAAATCGATTGGGCCTAAGATTACCTATCGAACACGATGATAGTAAAACACTATATGGTGATCAAGGTAAAAAAGAAATAACATACAGTGATTACATAGACTTATTAAAATACAGAAATCAATTAGCCGCTACAGAAGTCGACGTTAATATGATTGACGATCCAATAGAAAATATTGCAAGTGCAGTGAATTCTCCAGAAATGAATGCAGCGTCAAATATAATAAAGTCGGTAAATGCAATACTTGCTAATGGAGACAATCCAGAGTTACTGGCTGGTGGGATTTCAGTATCTAATCAAGCCAACGTAAACAATACAACTCCGGCTATTGACAAAATAGAGAAAACTATAAAAGATGCACTCACTAACGAATTCGCCGACAAAACAGAGGAATGGCTACAACAAGCTTTCGAAGATTGCCTTCCCTGCTTACTTAGATTAGGACTTGGCAGTGCTAAGGATAAGCATTTCTTTGATGATTTTGGAAAGAAGAACGGATTCGATTCATGGAAAGCATTCTATAATAAATACCTAAAACCTATAGTTGACTCCATTAAAAATGTTTTAATAGGATACTGGAACGATGTAGTTAGTTTACTTAAAATGTTCGTATCACCAACTTCGTATTCGCTATGCAATTTATTATCATACTTACTTGAATTTGGGTGCGTTCCTGATTTTGCCGCCGCAGTTGCTTTAATAAACTTTAATCTCGCGCAAATAAAGAAAAGATTAAATATAAAATTCGACTTCTTCTTTGGTGACCCCATAATGGCTATAGTTAGTGCAGTAATGTCAGCTATAATCGCTATGATATCTATGCTTATAAATATGATAAAAGCACCAGTTGAATGCATACTCGACACTATAAGAATGTTAATTGCCAAGATTGCACCTGTAGTTAATACTGTTGCTGATGGAACAAATCCATTCGTATGGGATAATGGCAAAATATATCAGAACAAACAAGAAAAGGGCGAAAAGTCAACATCTCAAAAAGTTGACGACTTCATAGCTGGTGTAGACAAACAAACCCTAGATCAAATAAACAAAGTTCACAAAACACTTAACGATTCAGTTAAAGGAGCAGAAGACTATATAAATAAGATACTGCAGCAATATACCAGATACGCATGGCAACCTTTCGATAATGGCAAAGAAGTATATGACCTCATAAGAACAATTCGCGAACTAAAAAGTACAGCGGCGTTTTTCACACAACTTATAAAGATGGCTAAGAAATATAAGAAATTGCAACTTAACAAAATGGGCAAGCAATTAGTTGATATGTGCCGAGAGTCCATTGATGACACACAGGATGCTTTTCAAAGATGGAATGGTAACGTGGATGGAGTTATTGGCTTAGGTTCAGACTATATAGGTTCAGGTGCTGATTTCGTAAATGGACAGTTATCAGGAAGCCCAAGTACTCCAAACGCCACAATAAATAATTCCCCCGCTAGTTCTGCAATCGATATTCTAATCGCTAAAGATATACCTTCCGATTTCTTTAATCGCAGTCAAGTGCTAAATGTTCAAAGTGCAGAATTCTTATTGTCGAATGTTGACGATATAGATTCTTTATCTGGAGTAAAAAGCCGATATCCTATAGATTACGAATTACACTCAGAATTTGATAACCTAAAAGAACAGTCTTCAAATTTGCATGCAATAATAGGTGAGTACGTTAATTTTGACGAAAACCAGTCTATGCAGGGAATCCCTGTATCTATAATAGACTACTCATCATGTCTTGATAAAACGCACGCAAGTAAAGGTGAAGTTGACAAATGGGTAACAAAAGCACTGAGTTAAAAGTAGAGTTAGACAGCATAGCTTACAAAGATATAGCTATACATAAAATACCTACAGAAAATAAAAATGTCGGTATTGAGAAAATACCTTACGCAGCAAGTAAAGTATTGTCATACACAAGAAGTGTCACTGGCGGTATTTTTGAATCGCCTGAATATAATTTATATCAAATTGCGGCATGTTCTGAAGTAGACGGTATAGTTAAACAAACCATTGAAAAGAAATCCACGCTGATGCTTAAGAATGGTTTTAGAATAACTGGCGATAATGAAAACTATGTCAAATATATAAAACTACGATTAAAGCAAATCGAACTATCCCAGAATAAACCATGGGACATATTACACTCCGAAATAGCTACCGACCTAATATCATACCATAATGCATTCCTAGTAAAAGTAAGAAATGACAAATACTCCGGTGGAAATATAAGAAAAGGCAAAACAAAAAGAGCCGTAAAGGATATCCACCCAGTTGCAGCATATTTTAGATTACCTGCAGAGTCTGTTAGATTTATGCATGACAGCAATGGTCAGGTAATTAAGTATAAACAAGAAATGCCAAGTGGCAAATACAAGATCTTTAATAAAGATGAAGTAATTCATTTTTATCACTCTAGACGTGCCGGTTATAATATGGCGTGTCCTGGGATATGGCCTGCTTTAGATGATATTCGCTTCCTTAGAAAGATAGAAGAAGGCGTTGAATTACTAACTCAGCAATATCTATTTCCATTCTTTGTCTTTACGATAGGAACAGACGAAGAGCCTGCACACAACATGGAGGACGGAACTCCAGAAGTAGAATACTGGAAAAGAAAGATAATGGAAATGCCTTCTGATGGTGGCATTGTAGTTACAAACAGACAAAAGATGGAATATTTAACTGGCAATAAAGTGTTACCAGTTGAAGAATATTTGAACTACGCAATGAAGAGAGTGTTTCTTTCTCTCGGCATATCCCCTGTTGACTTAGGCGTTGGAGATACTTCCAACAAAGCTACATCTGAAACATTATCCAGAAATCTTATCGACAGCGTAAAGTCTTATCAGAGAACATATAAGTCATTCTTTGAATTCGAAATCATATCAGAGTTGTTACTTGAAAAATTCGACATGTCGTCTTTGCTTGAAGAAAACTTTGTTAAGTTTGAATTCAGCGAGATAGATACAGAAACAATGATAAAATTAGAAAATCACAGCTCATTAATGTATCAGCAGAACATGATGACAGAAGATGAAACCAGAACGAGATCTAATCATAAGAAACTAAGTGACGAGGAACGTAAAGGTTTATATCTACACAAAGTCACTATTCCTCAAGGTGAAGCGGCGGCTAAACAAAAAGAAACAGCGGCAACCAAACAAGCTAAGAGTAGACAACAACCTTCCAATCAACACGGTAAATCCACCGGACCAACAAAGAGAAAATCTTCTATAGAAAAATACTTACTCGAAGGAATATCGATAATTCAATCCGACGACATGTCTTCTGATGTAATCGATCTAGTGTTCTCTGTTGATGCAACCGAATACGGATTTGATTTTGCAGATGTGGATATCGATACAGTATTCAATATTATTGATTCTGTCAATGGCGTTGAAAAAACACTCGCAACAGATATCTTGATAGATAATCTAACAAACTACCTCATCGGTGAATAAAGTATGAACAACTTTCACTTCTTAGACCACATCACATTAGACTACCGACACACTCCAAAAGCCAAAACAAAATACATAGACAGTGTATTGAAAACAGCAGAAGAGTCAAAGAAAGGTTTGCTAGTTAGTATTAATAGTACTCACGCTTCTAAAGTTACTGGACACGCACATTACTATGCTCCGGCAAAAGTAAATAAAGCAGCTGATAGTTTTATTAAACCTTACAACAAACCTGTACTTCCACACCACGACACACATCAAGATGCTCTTGGTAGAGTGGTAAGCGCAACATACGTAAGAACTCCAGATCCAACCATACCTGCAGATTTAATACTTGCCGCAGAAAAAGATTCAGTACACAATGAAAAGAACTTAAAATACATAACCAGACTTGCTCCTTATTTGAAGGATACTGCATTTTCTGGACTTGGGTATTTAAGATTAGGGTGTGACATAACGTCGCCCGATGCAATAGAAAAAGTTCTTGATAGAAGATACTTAACCGTTAGCGTTGGCTACGATACTAATTCACTTCACTGCAGTAAATGTTTCGCTGACTGGACTAAGGAAAGTGAAAGATGCGAACATACTCCCGGCAAAGATATGTTTTTCATATTCGGAGACATGAAATATGGCGAAGTGTCTTTCGTAAACGAACCAGCAGATGACTTAGCTATGGTAGATGATTTCAAATTTACAGATAGCCTAAGAAGAACACCAACCAGAAATTTAATCACTCCTACATTCATATCAATGTACGATAGCAATTCAAAAGAATACATACCAATAAACAATCCTATTGGAGACGAGATGAACAAAATAAAAGAACTATCTGAGCTAGGTCAGAAGGATTTCTATCAAAAGCTGATAGAGTTCTTACCTGAAGAAGCAAGATTAACAGACGAACAATTAGAAGCACTTGAAGATTCAGCGTTTGTTGGAGAAAATAAAACCTTCCCAGCTATAGACAAAGCTCATATCGAAGCGTGTAGAAAATTAATCGCAGACTCTGAAGATTCAGACGACAAGAAAGATATCGAAGCATTCCTGGAAACAAGAGAGTTAGCTATTGACAATCAATCTGAACCTGAAGTTCCAGTAATAGAACCCACAACAGAACAAACGACTGAACCAGAAACTGCCGAAGAAATAACTGTAAAAGGCGGCGACTTCGTTAACTACGAAATCAGCATTAATATAGGTGAGAGAGAATGGGAAGTTCCTGAGGATAAAAAGAATCCAGAACTAGAAAAAGCTCTTATCGAATTACTTTTGGGCGCTTACTGCAAAACAGAAGATGAAGCTGTAAAGTACATTGAATTGATTTTAACATCAGTACCTGAAGCAAAATCAAAATATGCTGACTCAACAGAATTAAAAGCACAAATCGCTAAACTAAGAGGCGAATACAAAATAGCTCAAGATTCATTGAAAGCAATTGGCTCTAGTCAAAAGAACACAATCAAAGAGCTTAAAGGTTTTTATGTTGATCAAATAGTTTCATTAAAACAAGTTGATGAAAATTCACAAACATTCAAAGATGAACTATTGAACAAATCATTACCTGAGCTTAAATCTGCAATAGAGATTTTCAAAAAGTTGCAAATCAGTACAGACAGTAATGGCGATAAAAACGCACAGGCAGATGTATCTTTTCAACCAGGACAAGTCACAGACCCAACTATCTCTTTCGAAGACGCATCTTCAACTGTAACAAGCGAAGACATCGTTAGAATGAAGGACGAACTAGAAGTCAAATATGCACAAATAAGAACAAGAAGCCCTAAAGCGGCAGATAAGTTCAGAGCAAATCAATTAAGCATTATCGCAGAACATCAAGCAAAGCTTGAACAAGAAAACAATCAAGGAGAATAAACCATGTCACAGTACAAAGGTATAGCTAATCTTCCTGGACATTCAGCACCTAACGTTGAAATTTCAGAAGGCATCATACCAGCGCAAGCATATAAAGTTGCGCCTTATTTACCTGTTCAGAGATTCGACGCAAAGGTATCTGACTGGAAAGTTATTTCAGCTGGTAAAGTTTTAGCAGCAGACACTAACAACTATATCGTACCTGCAGGTCTTGCTATCGATATCGAAACAGCAATTACAGCTGGCAACTTTACTGGTTGCGTTAATGTTTACAGCGCTACAGATATTTCAGAAGGAATTAAAAATGCAGCTGGTGCAACTCCTGTAGTTGGCGAAGCTGTTGTAAAATCTTTCTTCACTTCTGGTGACGCAACAAAAGCATTGCTTACTAATGTAGGTAACGCTATCGGTTTTGCTCACTACGACATGTGGAGACAAAACGGTGCTGGTTATGGCGGCAACCCAATGAACTACAATTACATGAACTGGAATCTACAAGATACAGTCGCAGTAATTACTAGATATTTTATCGAACTTCCTGTTGTTGCAAACACAACTGGCGTAATCTTCCCAGGACTTACAGTATTCGCAGGAACAACTGTAAAACCAGGTGATGAAGTTTCATACGATGCTCAGTCTAACTTCATTGTTGCTCCTTCATTAGCTTCAGGCGCTACTGCAGCTCAAATCGTAACAAGCTTAAACACAGTAGGTAAAAGAATTTTAGGTAAAGTTATGTTTGTTGATACAACTTACCCAAAAGACCTTTTAGACTACGTAAAAACATATAGCGTTAATGGCTCTACGGCCACAGCACTAGATAACGCACCTGGAACAGCTACTGCTGGTTTACCTGACAATTTGACATACGCAGGTGTTACAGATCCAGCTACAGCTAAAGTAGTAAGAATTAACGTAATCATATAATAAGGAAATTACACATGCCAACTTTTAAAGATCAAGCCGAATATAGCCATGTATGGAGAAACGAAGGTTTCGCTGATAGTGGTGATTTTATTTCGATGACTGACGTATTAGCTAGCCCTGATACTACAAAGTATTTCAAAGTAACAATGGAAGATGCCGTTAGAGAAGCTATCGAACCAATGTTACCTATTTCGACTTCATTGCTTGCAAAAGTAAAATACGAACCTGGAATGACAGCTTCTTTTGGTGCTATAGGTGCTGCTGTTGCTGGTGACGTTGCGGAATCAGGCGAATATCCTGAAATCAAGTTGCAAACTGGAACAGGTGTACAAATCACAACTATCGGTAAATCTGGTATTGCATTTAAGTGGACAGAAGAAATGCAAAGATACAACCAGTACGGAATTGTGGATCTTCACTTGAAAGCTTGCGCAAGAGCACTAGCTAGACATAAAGAAAGCAAAGCTTTAGCTATGTTTACAGCTATGGGTATCACTACTCACGATAATGCCAATCCTGGTGCTTCTAGATATGGAACTACTTCAGGTAGAGCATATTCAGGTTCAGGAAATGGTTCAGTTACAATGGATAACATTATCGAAGCTTACACAGCTTTGTTAATGGAAGGCTTTACACCTGATACAATTATAGTTCACCCGCTTACATTCTCTATGTTTTTAACAGATCCAGTATTAAGAGCAGTTGCTGTTGAAACTGGTAGTTTGAATAACTTCTACAATATGTGGAGCGGAAATGCTGCTGATGTTTCTCCTTGGTCAAAAGGCGCTTTAGGTGCTGCTGGTCCATTATACAATGCAAAAGGCGAACCATTAACAGAAAGAAACGTAAAAGAATACAATGGCTCTGCAGCTCCAAAACTGCCATCGTACTTAGGATTGCCATTCAAAATCATGGTATCTCCTTATGTTCCTTACAATCCACAAACAAAACTAACTAATGTTTACGTTTTAGATAGTTCTAATGTAGGTGCGTTGTTGGTAGATGAAGAACCAGTTGTTGATAATATCCCTGATTTGAAAAGAGATGAAAACTTAATCAAAGTTAGAGAAAGATATGCAATTTTGCCTTTCAATGCAGGGCATGCAATTGCAGTTATGAAAAACGTTCACGTTGTACCTGCTGAAATCACAGCACCTACAATGGCTACTGCTACTTTGACAAACTCACTAAACAGAGCATCAGCAATTAGCTAATATCTGTAGTGTTATATAATGGGGATTGGTAGTCAAATACCACTCCCCTATTTTTTTAATTTGGAGGTAAAATATTATGATAGAATTATCATTAGCATACGTGCAAACTTTTGCGGGAGCTCAAAGAGTTCCATTCTGGTTCACTGGCGACAAGTCAATATATATAAACGAACAGATGCCATCTATCCAAATAGATTTAGATAAAGTTAATTTCGATAACCTACATCAGATCTACACATCTTTAATTGGCGGCGATCTTACAGTTGGTGATATTGGACAAAGAAACGAGTTGTTTGTTGCATATCAGAAAGCTACAGGAACGTTTGTTGATCCTTCTGAGCAAGAAGTAACCATTGAAGAACAAGTAAAAGAAGACAAAGAAATTAAAGAAGAAGACAAAGATCCTGTAAAGGAATTATTGTCTGGTACATATATAGAAGTTATTGAGAAAGTGAAATCATTCACTAATCTTCAACTACTTCACGATGCCTTGACTATAGAGAAGAAAAGAAAAAATAAACGTACAAGTGTTATTTCTGCGCTAGAGAAACAAATCGACGAAGTTGAAAGAACATCAACCAAGTTCGAAGTTGTAGATACTGATGAAAAACAAATAATCGTTGACTTCAACAACGGGACAATCGAAGAAGTTAAATAGTGAGTATAACACATGCAAATACTGTCAACATTTCCTATAGCTCAGACACAAGGAGTTGCGCTTGATTCTGTAGTGAAGATAAAATTCTCACTACCAGTAGAACCTGAATTATTGGTTGACGGTTCAGTGGTTATATCATATCCTGTTGAAAATAAAAGAGATATTTTTGCAGAGACAGACCCGCTCTATTCGAATGATACATTTCGCGTAGTTGCGGGTTCTTTGTCATTAAATACAAATGATCTGAGTGAAGTTATATTTATCCCATCTGAAAGATATCAACCAAACACCAAATACACAGTAACAGTATCAAAAACTATAGCCGGTATATCTGGAACACAAAGTGTAAATGGCAATACGATAAAGACGTTTGAGTACCTTACGGCTAATGAAAGTTTTGAGTTTTCTTCATTTGAATCAGATCAACTACAGACCAATATTGTTGTTCCTCCAGTATCAGGAATAATAGGAAACAACGTTACTATACCCTCAGCTACACAAGCGGTACAAACTATCACTACTCAAAAGATCGTGTCTTGCACCCCGTCAAATGGAGCTGTAAACGTTAAATCAGATACGTTTGAAATAGAAGCAAGTGATGATATTACTGAGTATGTAGACCGAGTGTTTGTGTATGTTGAAAGTCTAATGAATGACTCAGATAGAACCAACATAACATCTGACTGTACAATTTCAGTTGTTGATAATATTCTTAAAGTTAAAGTTAACAAGACAGAATATTTGTCGAATAACATACTCTATATAAAATTAAACAAGAATATAAAAATCGGCGCAGAAACACTTGGAGTTAATGAAGAGTTAGAATTTATAACTAAAATAACTCCGTACTACTGCCCTATTAAAATGATATACCTAAAAGCGGGCCCATTGGTTGGAGGCCTATCTCAAAAGACATTAGCTTCACTAATAGCTTGGCATTCATATAACGCCTATATACAAACAAGAAGATTATCGATTGATCGCGAAGCACTTCTTATCGTCAAATTAAAGTATGCAATGTACGGAACAATAAAAGATTTACTTAACACTGCTGGTGCTTCAACTGGTAGCTCTATCCATAAGATATTAGGCGACTTTCAAATAAAAGTAACCAACTCTTCATCGGTATCTAGCTACAACGAATTAAGAAAAGAAGTTTCTGATTTCTTTAAAGACTTCGTAAATATGACAAACACATTAGCTGGTGGTTGGGCAACTAAAGGAATTAATTCGCCGACTTATCCAAAAGATATTGGAAGATTATGGGATACTAACGCTTATGGCGCAATGTTCAAAATAAGAAAAGGCAGTATTCTAGAGAAACAGTTATGGACATCAATAGGATCAGCTCCTAGTCTTGAACAAGTAGAAATAACTCCAATCCCTGTCTATAACGCCGCGGTAAACCTAAATAACGAAACTCTTGATATTGTTTCACTTTTTGATGCGGGATTATTAGGTGAATAGCCATGACAGTAAATGACTTTATACAATTCGTAGATAGAGTAAGAAGAGAATTCAATGATGTTTATTCTGGAAAGAAGAAAGTAGCAAGAGCTGTTAGTGCCGACAGAATAACTGGTCTTGATGCATTTGAAATTGATGAACACATTCATTCTCCGCACGCCCCTAGTAATGCACAGAAGAATTCCGACATTACTAAATCTGAAATAGAAACTAAGTTAAATGGCATAATAAATTCGCACTACCACGCGGTTGGTTTTAGTGATATATCCGTAAGTCAGCAAGCAATCGATTCTTTTAATTCAGTTCTACGCGCCATGAAGTCCCCTGAGTCCACACTTGACATAATAGGTGAAGCAGTAAGTGGATGGATACGAGAAGCTGAGGTTAATGGATTACTAGATAAGCATTACGTACACGAACAGGTTCAATCG